AACATCCACAATTAGAACCACCTAGACAAGGCACAGATCCTGAAGCATTAAGACAAGCGCGTCCTGAAGTTTCCTTACCTCAGTCTCAGCTAGGAGTAGTTAGAACAACTGGGCCGAGTAATACTACTGATAGTGGAGTTAATGTCGGAGGACAACCTTTATCTGTGGTAGATCCTATAGGAACTAAATTCGAAGGAGTATCAGGCACAGGTGAGGTAGGAACAGTTACGGTGACAACATCATGAGTTTTACGTTAGCTACTTTAAAATCTACTGTTCAAGATTATTGCGAAACTTCTGAGACCACTTTCGTTGCAGACTTAGATACTTTTATAAAAGAGTCTGAAGAAAGGATTCTTAAGAATGTTGAGCTTCCTGTTTTTAGAAAAAACGTTACTGGTTCTGCAGCCAGTAGTAATACCTATCTAAGTACACCAACTGATTTTTTAGCCCCATATAGTTTGGCTGTAATTTCTAGCAGTGTTTACAGCTACCTTTTGTTCAAACACGTTAGTTTTATTAGAGACTTTACTCCTAATCCAGCGACTACAGGGACACCTAAGTATTACGCTCTTTTTGATGATAATACTTTTATGTTAGCCCCAACTCCTGATCAAAATTATTCTTTCGAGTTGCATTATAAATATCGACCAGCTTCATTAACTACTACCTCAGGAACAGATACTACATGGCTATCAAGTAATGCTCCTGATGCTTTGCTATACGGCACTTTAGTTGAAGCAGCTACCTTTCTAAAAATCCCTGAAGAAGTTGCTCAATATGAGCAGCGTTTTGTTCAAGCAATAAATAGTTTGAAAAATTTAGGACAGGGATACGGTTCAAGAGATGAATATCGTTATGACATTGCTAAGGGATAACGAAAGTGTTAGTTGAAGCTCCGAGCATGGAAGTCGGTAATGTTTTAGTTACTACAACTAAAAATAAAGGTCACTCAATAGAATTTTGGGCTGACTCCGCTGCAAATAGAATTGTGAGTGTTGGAGGAAATTGTCATCCTTTAATCGCTCAACAAGCAGAAGCGTTCAAAGAGGATGTTAAAAAGGTTGTTGCTTTTTATTTAGCTGAAGCAGTAAAAAGTGATAGAACTACTCTAATTGCTGAATTAGAAAATCAAGGCCATCAAGATATGGCTGATATATTAAGGAGACTGTAATGGCTATTACAACAGCTATGTGCACTAGCTTTAAAAAAGAACTTTTAGAGGCTGTTCACAATTTTAAAAACACAGGCGGTAGCACGTTTAATCTTGCGTTGTACACTAGCTCTGCGACTCTGGGCGCCGCTACAACCGCGTATACGGCAACCAACGAAGTGTCCGGTACTGGCTATACGGCTAAAGGCGCATCTCTAACAAGAGTTGACCCTAGTACCTCTGGTACGACGGCACTTACAGATTTTGACGATCTTACTTTCAGCAGTAGTTCAATCACAGCACGAGGATGTTTGATATTCAACGACAGTGCTAGTGGCGATCCTGCTGTATGTGCTTTGGATTTTGGTGGTGATAAAACTTCTAGTTCTGGCGATTTTACTGTTCAGTTTCCTACGGCTGATGCGAGTAACGCAATTATCCGTATAGCTTAGAGATAATATGTGGCAAACGTTACTGGCTGGGGTAGAGGCACTTGGGGCGAAGATGCGTGGGGTGAGCCAGACCTTATTGAGGTCACAGGTGTTTCTGCCACGGGTGCGGTTGGGTCTGTTACAGTCTCGGCAGACGCTAACGCCACGGTTACAGGTATTGCAGGAACGGGTGCGGTTGGGTCTGTCACAATCTCGACAGATGCTAATGTCTCTGTTACAGGTGTTGCAGGAACAGGGTCAGTCGGTTCGGTCACGGTTTCAGCGGATTCGAACGTCAGTGTCACAGGCGTTTCCGGCACGGGTAGTGTTGGTTCTGTCACAGCCAGTGGAACCGCAAACGTTTCTGTCACAGGCGTTTCAGGAACAGGCACAGTCGGCTCCGTCACTATCGTCGAAGGTACGGGCGTCGATGTCTCGATTACAGGCGTCAGTGGGACAGGTGCTGTCGGAACGGTTACTGTATCCAGCGATGCGAATGTTAGCGTTACTGGCGTTTCTGGCACTGGATCGGTTGGAACGGTTACAGTCGCGCTGGGGATCGTCGCGTCTCCGAGCGGCGTCAGTGGGACAGGCGCGGTTGGTTCGGTCACTATATCCGGTGATGCGGTCGTTACACCGTCTGGTGTTAGTAGCACAGGCGCGGTTGGTTCGGTTACTGTATCTGGTGACGCAGCTACCAGTGTTACAGGTGTTTCGGCAACAGGCGCGGTTGGTTCGGTTACAGTCGCAGTGGGTATCGTTGCGTCTCCAACTGGAGTCAGTGGGACAGGGGCTGTCGGAACGGTTACGGTCGTTGGCTCAGCACTCGTCACCCCGACAGGAGTCGAAGGAACAGCAGAAACACAACAAGTCACAGTTTGGGGAATAGTAGATGATTCTCAAACTCCAAACTGGAGTAATATAGATGATAGTCAGACACCAGGATGGTCTGTTGTATCAGATAGTCAAACCCCTGATTGGGAAGAGGTAGCTTAATATGGCAACTTATGTAAACGATTTACGCTTAAAAGAGATCGCTACTGGTGATGAATCAGGCACGTGGGGTGCGAGCACAAATACGAACTTAGAGCTTATTGCTGAGGCGTTCAGCTTTGGAACAGAGGCGATTACCACAAATGCAGATACGCACACTACGACGATTGCTGACGGCGCTACTGATCCTGGGCGCTCTCTTTTTCTCAAGTACACTGGAACCCTTGATTCTGCTTGCACCATAACAATCGGCCCGAACACCGTTAGCAAGCTGTGGCTTATAGAAAATGCCACTTCCGGGTCACAAAACATCATCATCAAGCAAGGTTCTGGCGCGACAGTCACAGTCCCGAATGGCCAGACCAAGGCTATTTATTCGGATGGTGGTGGGTCAGGCGGCGCGATGGTGGATGCGTTTACTGATCTATCTGTCCCCTCCTTGTTTGTTTCAGGCGACCTAGACGTTGATGGCACCACTAATCTTGATGTTGTAGATATTGATGGTGCTGTGGATTTTGCCTCTACAACTGCACATGCTGGTAACGCTACGTTTGCAGACAACGCCAAGGCCATCTTCGGTGATGGCTCTGACCTGAGCATCTTTCACAATGGCACAACGTCAGTCATTGAAGATTCTGGCACAGGCAACCTACAACTACGAACCAGCACGTTGGCAGTAGTAAACGCCGCTGGTACAGAGGTTATTTTGCAAGGCGTTGAGGATGGTGCGGTTAGTCTTTATCACAATGCAGGAGCCAAACTAGCCACCACCGCCACAGGCATCGACGTTACCGGCGTTATCGTAAGTGATGGGATGTCTACCAACACCTCTGGCACTAGCAACTTTATAGCAGGTGTCAACGCTGGTAACAGCATCCAATCTGGCGGTAATTTCAATGTGGTCGTGGGTGATGAAGCGGGTACGGCGATTACTACGGGGGATCAGAATGTCTTTGTAGGATACGCCGCTGGAGATGCACTTACTACTGCTAGCCGTAATACGGCGATTGGCGATCAAACTCTTTCCGCTGATACATTAGGCAGTAGATCAACTGCAATCGGTTTTGGCGCACTTAATGTACAAAACTTTACTACAGCAACAGACTCCTACAATGTGGCGGTTGGATATGGGGCTGGCATAGCAGTCACCACGGGGATCAAGAACACCCTTGTGGGCGGTCTTGCTGGAGATGCGCTCACGGATGCTGATGAAAATGTCGCAGTTGGAATGTCTGCACTAGGCGCAGATACATTAGGCAGTAAAACTACCGCGATTGGACAAGGCGCGTTACAGGTTCAAAATTTCACCGCAGCGACTGATACTTATAACACTGCGGTCGGCTTCAGTGCTGGTAATAGAGTCACCACGGGGGTTCAGAACGTTATCGTGGGAGGTCTTGCAGCAGATGCCCTCACTTCTGGCACACATAACACTGCGCTAGGGACGGTTGCTCTATCAGCAGATACTCAAGGCAATTTTTCTGTGGCTGTAGGATATGGAGCTTTAACCTTACAGAATTTCACAACTTCTACTAATACTTATAACGTGGCGGTAGGCGCAAGCGCGGGTGCAGCAGTCACCACGGGAACTCTTAACACACTCGTCGGGGGTCAAGCTGGCGATGCACTTACTGTGGGAGAAAGAAATAGCGTATTAGGCTACGGCGCTTTAAGTTCAGATACAAAAGGTGGTCAATCAGTCGCTATTGGTTATAACTCCTTAAACGCACAAAACTTTACAGTAGCTACGGATGCACACAATGTCGCTATTGGTTATAGCGCAGGTCTTTCAGTCACCACGGGAATCAACAACACCCTTATCGGTGCCCTTGCTGGTGATGCGCTACAAGATGCAGATAAGAATGTTGCGATTGGAGATCAAGCTCTTTCTAGCGATACGTTAGGTAGCAGATCAACGGCAGTTGGTTTCGGAGCTTTGTTTACTCAAAACTTCGCCACAGCGACAGATGCTTACAATGTAGCTGTGGGTACAAATGCAGGTCTATCAGTAACCACGGGAACCCAGAACACTATCGTCGGGGGTAATGCTGGAGACGCTTTTACCACGGGTGCAGCGAATACAGCCATCGGGTATCAAGCACTGAGTGCTGACACAAAAGGACAAAACAGCGTAGCGGTGGGGCATAACGCGCTTGCGACACAAAACTTGACCACGGTCACTAATGCTTACAACGTCGCAGTCGGTTCGCAAGCAGGGTTAGTGATTAGCACGGGTGTACAGAATACCATTGTCGGTGGTCAGGCGGGTGATGCAATTACCACAGGCAATAATAATTCGTTTTTAGGATATAGGGCAGGAACAAATACAACCACGGCAGCAGATAATACTGCCATAGGCCGAGACGCGCTTTTTACAAACACTAAGTCTGCTTTGAACGTAGCAATAGGCACGGCGGCGTTAGGAACGCTCAATCACACCACCGCTACGGACGGTTACAACGTCGCAGTAGGGAATAACGCAGGTAATGCAGTCACCACGGGACTTCAGAACACGCTTATTGGCGGTCAGGCAGGTGATGCTCTTACTGATTCTGATTTTAACGTAGCTGTGGGCTATGGCGCTCTTACCTCAGACACTTTAGGAGCTAGGAATGTTGCTATTGGTCAGGAGGCACTAGCTTCTCAAAACTTCACCACCGCCACCAATTCTTACAATACCGCTGTGGGTATGCAGGCAGGGCGGTTAATCACCACGGCAGTCCGCAACACCCTTATTGGTGGTTTATCTGGTGATGCGCTGACCACGGGAGCAAGAAATACCACGCTGGGATATGCTGCGCTGAGTGGTGATACTCTCGGAAGCAGAGCTGTCGCAATCGGTTATGAGGCTTTAGTAAGCCAAAACTTTACATCAGCTAC